CTACTTTAATAGTAATACAGTGTCTCTTAATTCTGTAATTGTCTTATGTGTGTAGACTCGTTTTCCAGTGCTGTTGGAAGTGTGCCCCATCAGCAGATCCATGCATTTTTCGTTAGCGCCGGCATTGTCCAACCGTGTTCTAAACGTGTGCCGCGTTTCGTGAATCGTGTGGGGAATACCAGTCAGAACACACAGTTCTTTGAAACGTTTGCTAAATGTCAGATAGCTCATCTGCAAGCCCAACTGATTAACCGAGATATACTGCTTGTTTGCTTCTAGTCTTGTCTTAACCAGCGGTTGTATCCTGGGGTGGATAGGCACAATTCGATTTTTACCAGCAGCGGTTTTAATGCCGCCAGTAATAATCATATCTTCGAGATCTACCACCGAGGCATCAATGCTCAAATATTCTCGGATTCGGAATCCGGTATACAACAAGATTAGTACATCCGTGATGATAGGCATGTCGTTTATATGATTCCACAGCCATTCAATTTCTTTATCAGTATAAGGTGTTTTTTCTTGCGGGGCTATAGGGGCTGATGTAAGCTCCTCAGAACGTTTTTTTATGATAACGTCTAAGCTATAAGCGTACTTATCTAAATGTCCCCACAGCGCCTTTATAATGCCCTGTGTGCTGTATCCTTTACCGCAACGATCAATTGTCAACTGCATCTGATTGGATGTGATTTCAATATATTGTTTTTGGCTCAGTGAGTTTATATGTTTATAAGCACTGGACAGTGCACGCTGATTTTTCTCCCCAAGTTTTGGAGCTGCATCTGCTTTCCAGCGATTAAAAAGCTCTTCAAGCGTTATCCTGCGCTCCAACGGATCGTAAGGACTTTTATTGTACTCGATCAGCATTTCCAAACCTTGATCATAAGTCTCGGCATACCCAATCCGATCAAATATCGGGTAACCCTTATCAGTATAGCCTTTCGCCGGCCCGCGGACTTCATAGGGTTTCCGACGTGCCCCAGAGAGCTTGATCACAGATCCGGTTCCGTTTGGTCTTCGTTTCATTGCAAAAAGCCTCCTTTTATCGTAAAATAGAGGCATAGTAAAAGGCATGACCCCAAGTCATTTTTACTATGCTGAAGGATCGGATTGCAGTCTGATTCTTCTCGCCTGCCGGCTGCAACCGGTGGGCTTTTTTATGCGAAATAATTAGTACATACGTTGATGAATAGCCTTGATTCTCAATTTACAAATTTTACCTGTAAAAGCTACTATTTGATCGAAACCTGCGATTAACCGCCTAAAAACAGTCTTTGTAACAATTTTTTAGCCGATTTAATTCATGCGATATAATTTAGGCAGATGACAACCGCGGATAAATCAAAACAGGGGTGATTTTAATAGATAAAATTTTTTAGCTCTTGAGATTTTGTTGATAGTAAGCCCGATAGATATAAATTGGAGTTTAATCTATCTAGTTGAGTAGCTTGAAAATAATTCCAGTAACTGGTAATATCTAACTAAAGAAAAGGTTCCGGAACCTCCATTGATCAGGAGGAGTAGAATGATGAACGCAGAAGATTATAGAAATAGTATCAACGATATGACTCAAAAAATAGAAGACTGCCGTATTTTAAAGAAGATTTTTAAAGTTGTGCAAGCTTTCTATGTTGAGTGGCTGAAATTGAGCAGTGATGATAATTAATCGCTGCTTTTTTTTGTGCGCTCGGCAATACGTAGGATCATCTGTTTTACTATTTCGCGGTCTTCTTTGCTCAGATCCATATACTCAATAAGCAACGCTTTGGCAAATTCATCTTCTTCTATAGATGCAGCAGAGAAAGCTTTTGAATATTTATCATCTTCATCAATTTCAACGAACATAGGTTCTTTGCCGGTTCGCAGCCAATCTTCGGATACATTAAACTCAGTGCAAAGCAATTTGATAGTTCGATCTGTTACTGCTCTTTTTTCGTTCTCTATTCCTGCTAAATGGCTTTGAGTAAGTGCAATCTTTTCTCCAAATTCAGTCTGATTCATACCAAGTTCTTTCCTTAGCTCACGCACGCGCTCATTTATGGTCACTTTAATACCTCCTTTCATTAACAATTCCATGATACAACAAAGAATAGTCATTTGCAATAATTTTGTATTGACATTTATAGTCAAATAGACTAATATATAATCACAAAGAGATAAACGGAGGCGCGAGATGAAAAAGTATTACGGAGTAATCACAACGTACGACGACCACGGTAAAGTTACCGCCAATCTGATCGACGTTAAAGAGGGCGATAAAAAGCCAGACAATAAATTTGAACGTACTGCAGAAAAGGACATTTACATTGATTGGTTTGAATCGTTGCAGCGCGCAAACCGATTTATAGAACAGTCGCTATTAGCGTAATTTCAATCCATGCATCGCTTGTGCGATGCGGCCTTAATGCAGCCGTAGCCGGTGACAAGCCCGGGTAGATGCAGAGTCAAGGGAAGGAGGGATAAGATGGACGAAAAGCTGGAGGCAATAATTAAAAGCCTGAATGGACTGTCATATCCAGATTGGCAAAGAATATCAACTGCAGTTGAACGATCTTTCCAGCAAAAAAGAAAAGAACTTGATTGTGCGATCAAGCTCTCATCAGATGAAATTGTAATGCTTATTCAGTCACAATTTGGATGAAAATTGGGTTGATTCTATACGATTTACCTTTGTAGTAAAGATTGACGTAATCTAAACCGTAAAAAGTATTCTCAACCCCTTCTTCCGAACTTCTTTGAGCTGGGGCGAAAACAGGGGCGCCTTCTTTCCACCAAAGGTACGGCGTCTTCTTCCAATCACTGACTGTGCATTCTGGATCATCATTTAAGCAAACCCATTCACCAGCAAGGCAAGCGTAAACTTTAGTCTTCAATACATTCACCTCCTTTCTTCCTTCATTATACAAGGAAAAAGATTACCAACAAGAATGTAAGAATTTATTGAAGAATTAAAGGTCGAAACCTAGGGCGATCCGCCCGATGGTCTGCCGGTTAGGCCGGCACTGATGATGACCAATGGAAAGGAGGACAACATGAATAAAAGAAAAGCAGAGCAGAAGGAAATGCAAGAATTTCTTGAGATGATCCAGCCACTAGACTGTTTGGAAAGGGCACTTGTGAAGAATAGCATTTCCACTATTCATTCACTGCGGATTATGGAGCAGGCACAACATCCAAAAGCTCATAACCCCAGGCCCGAAGTTGGGCGATGACCGAGAGAAGAAAGGAGGTGAGTAGATGGACGAAAAGAGGGAATGGAGAAGATTTATCCCAATTCAAGATACAACCGAATTGGAGAAATTGATTAAAAGAAAAGAACTAAGTCATGAGGACTTAACTCTTATTCTAAAAAGCATTAAGTTGAATAAAACAATTTTGGATGACGAGATACTCTCAACTGCAATTGATGAGATCAAGCAAGTGATTAGTAATTCTTCATGGACAAGTACTGATAAGCTGTCGGCATTACAGGAAGCTGTGAACCAATTAGAAGGACTTCTTGAAGCTTAAGCCTTCATGTTCGCTTCTATGGCAGCTTTTACCGATTTTTCGGAAATGTTAAATATCCAATTTCTGTTATCAATCAATTTGTGGGAGAAACCTGCTTTGGCCATGGCAGCTTTAAATTGTCCGTTAGTGACATAAAAAGCACCTTGCGAGCTGCTGAAAATGTGTTTGAGGCCATAAGATGAGCGATGATTGTTGAAAGATTTGATTTTACTTAGAGATGAGCACCAGTTAACTAGATATTCCTGCTGCTCCGCAGACAGCTCATCGAATTCAGATACAGGGTCAAGTTCACGGGAAATCACAAAATCCCCTCCTTTCTTGAGATTATTATATCAAGAAAATTTACTAGCAACTTAGAAAGAGAGGTGAAATGAAATGTCATACGCAAAGAGGCTCGAACGAGCCTTGATCGAAGCTGATATGAAAGCTGCCGAACTGAGCCGCCGGACAGGCATCTCTAAGGCGTGTTTAAGCCAGTACATGTCAGGTGTATCAATCCCGCGGGAAGATCGCCAGGAGCTGATCGCAGACGTACTGGGCAAAGAACGTGACTGGTTCTTTCCACAAAAACCGGATCATATGCCGGGCACAGATGAAGAACTACCTGAGAGGCGAGTACCGGTATACCTGGCCGCTGCTAAGCTTGGAATCAATCCGCAGGCGTTACGATTAGCTTTACAGCAAAAACGCTGCCCGTTTGGGTTTGCAGTGAAAACAGAGAAAAGCTGGATCTACCACATCAGCCCTGCCCAACTGCGAGAGTACATGGGCATAAAAAAAGAATCCTCGGCTGCAACCGGGGATCCAAGATGATCTTATACCGATGAGATCATTTCTATTTTACCACAACATCAGTCAAATACAAATTCAAAAGACTCAAAAAAACTTTAGAATTAACGCTTGTCTGCTCAATATAGGCAAGCATATCAAGATAACGATCTTCCTCTGGAAAATCAGGACGCAAAACGATGTGCCGGACGTCATCCGGAACTGTATCAAAATCATTTATCCATTGTTTAAAGGTCACAATAATCACTCCTTTACTCCAATTATAAATCAATTGTAGAAGAGTACCGAGATAAAAAATGTGGCCAGCCGCTGCAACGGTTTAAATAATGGATCACAGCATAGTAAAAAAGGAGAATGAAATGACAAAATATCGGCTTAAGCGCCCGGTTCTGGTAGTTCTCACGGCTGCGGTGACTGCCGGAGTAACGCTCAACCTGCCAGCAGCAGAAGCTGAGGCACCAGCTGCGGAACCAGTGACTGTGATCGAGCTCTATCAGCCTGATACGCCGCCAGCCTACACCGCAGAGATGGATGTCAGCTGGCATGAGTGGCAGCCAACAGGCAAAGCAGCCGGGGTGGTACCAGTGGCTCTGATCGATCTAGCAGAGGAGTACAACATCAGTCCAGTTTACGCCGCCGCAGTGTTTGTCCTTGAGTCTGGATGGGGCAGCTCATCAGCCTGGCTCAACAAGCACAATCCGGCCGGTATCAGGTGCGGTACTAAGTATTGCGCTTATGACACGGCCACAGATGGACTCAGACGGATGTTTGAGGTCATGGCCGACTACTACGGCAACGGTCTTACCACAGTGGATCAGCAGCGCTCGCTGTGGTCAGAGGCCGATGATACAGAGCAAATAGTCCAGCTCATGGAGCAGCTGGCGGAAGGGAGATAAAGGTGACTGATAGAAAAGTTCCAATCGCCAATATATCGTTAGTAAAATCAGATCGATCAGGCCTTGAATTAAAAGCTCTTACGATTGAAATTATTGATATTTTTATCGGAAATGAGGTCACTGTAGGAGAAGCAAACGCAATATTAAAAGATGCTCTTCTTTATGTGAAGAGCACCTCAGATGGGAAGAAGCTTTAAAAATCGATTTCTACATCATCATAGACGTCATATATATCGTTTTTGCGGCGGAGATATGACTTTATGAAAAATTCAGTTTCTTCTTCACATCCAATGCTTTCCGGATGCTCCTTGCGAAAATCAGCAAGGCATACTTGAGCAAAAGCGACGGAAAGATCATGAATGATTTGAGTTTTATCCACTTAACATAGCCTCCTTTCTTGATTTCATTATAACAAGAAAGAACAAAACAAGAGTAAAGGAGATAACAATGGAAACAGTAAAAATAAATCAATTGGAGATCGAAAACGTCAAGCGAGTCAAAGCGGTCAAGATCGAGCCAACCGCCAACGGACTGACCGTCATCGGCGGCCGTAACCGTCAAGGTAAAACCTCAGTGCTAGACAGCATTGCCTGGGCGCTGGGTGGCGATCGCTACAAGCCATCCCAGGCGCAGCGCGATGGATCCGTCCTGCCTCCACAGCTGCACGTCGAGCTGTCTAATGGACTCATCGTGGAGCGCAAGGGTAAAAATAGTGATCTCAAGGTTATCGACCCAAGCGGTCGCAAAGGTGGCCAGCAGCTGCTTAATCAGTTTGTCGAGCAACTGGCGCTCGATCTGCCTAAGTTTATGAGCGCGTCGGGCAAAGATAAAGCGCAGACGCTGCTGCAAATCATTGGTGTCGGTGACCAACTTGCCAAGTTGGAGATGGATGAGCAAAAGCTCTATCAAGAGCGGCTGTACATCGGACGCACCGCAGATCAAAAAGATAAATTTGCAAAAGAGATGGAAAGTTACGATAATGTTCCGAAAGAACCAGTATCGGCATCGGAGCTGATCCATCAGCAGCAGGATATCTTAGCCAGAAATGGCGAAAATCAGCGAAAGAGGGAGAGAGTATCTCAATATGAATACCTGGTCAATACAAAAACTGAGGAGGTCGCCCGCCTGCAGCAACAGCTGCAGATTAAACAAGCCGAGCTGCAGCAGATCCAGGCGGATCTGCAGATCGCAAAGACATCGGCACTGGATTTACACGATGAATCAACCGAAGAACTGGAACGGAACATCACTGAGATCGACGAACTCAATCGTAAAGTGCGCGCTAATCTGGATAAAGAGAAAGCAGAGGAAGACGCACGGATTTATAAAAACCAATACGATGCCCTGACCGTACAGATCAACGACATTCGGCAGGCAAAATTGGACCTGCTTAAAGGAGCCGATCTGCCGCTGCCTGGCCTGTCAGTTCAGGATGGTGAGCTGATCTATCAAGGGTTTAAGTGGGATAACATGTCCGGATCGGATCAGCTCAAGGTGGCCACGGCCATCGTCCGCAAACTCAATCCGCAGTGCGGGTTTGTGTTATTGGACAAGCTCGAGCAGATGGATCTGCAGACGATGCAGGAGTTTGGCGCCTGGCTGGAGTCCCAGGGACTACAGGCCATTGCGACACGGGTCAGCACCGGTGATGAGTGCAGCATTATTATTGAGGATGGCACCGTAGTTGAGCAACCAGCAACAACAGATATGCAAGCTCCACGCTGGAAAGCAGGTGAGTTCTGATGTTTACAATCACTAAAGGCAAAATTCCATCTGCCCTGAAATGTGTCATATACGGCCCGGAAGGCATTGGTAAATCTACCTTTGCTTCCCGGTTTCCGGATCCATTATTTATTGACACCGAAGGATCCACAAAGCATATGAATGTTGATCGTTTAGATGCACCATCTAGCTGGACTTTACTTATGCAGGAAGTCCAGTATGTTAAATCAACCCCAGGGCTTTGCAGGACGCTGGTCATTGACACCGCAGACTGGGCTGAGCGTCTTTGCATCAATCAGATCTGCGCTCAAAAAAACTGGAGCGGAATTGAGGATGCCGGCTGGGGTAAAGGTTACACCTACTTAGCCGAGGAGTTTGGTAAGCTGCTTAATTTGTTAGAGGATGTCGTCAGATCCGGGATTAACGTCGTTGTGACGGCTCATGCGCAAATGCGCAAATTTGAACAACCTGACGAATTAGGCTCATATGATCGCTGGGAATTAAAGCTAAAAAAACAGACAGCGCCGATGGTCAAAGAATGGGCGGATATGGTGTTATTTGCCAACTATAAAACGATTGTCGTTAATGTCGATGGACAGGGCGCAATCAAGGGTAAAAATAAAGCCCAGGGCGCAGGGCAGCGGATCATGTACACGACACATCATAGCTGCTGGGACGCTAAAAACCGCCACGGCCTGCTGGATGAGCTGCCGTTTGATTACAACGCTATCGCTCATTTATTTGCGGATCAAGCTACAGTCCAGGCACCGATCCAACAGCCGGTACAGCTGCCAGTCCAGGCAACGCAGACAATCATTCAGCCAACACAGCCACTGCAGATGGATATCGCCGCAGGAGAGGGGATTCAAGAAGGCCAGCTAGTGCAGCCTGATCCGCAGTTTGATATCGACTACAGTGGCATCCCACAAGCGCTAGTCGATCTGATGAAAAAGGATAATATCATGCCGATGCAGATCCAGCGGGTAGTCGCTGAAAAAGGCTATTATACATTGGATACTCCAATCAGTAATTATGATCCTGGATATATACAGGCAGTGCTGGTCGCAGCTTGGGATCAGGTAGTCAATGCGATCTTACATTTAGATGTACCATTTTGAGAAATATTGAGGAGGAAAAAAGATGACACAGTATAATTCTTACGCACAGCAGCCGCAATACGGACAACCGCAACAGAACCAAGAGGTAGAAAAAGCTTATGATTGGAATGACACAATCACAGAAGATGCTCGGGAGTTCATTTTACTTCCGGACGGTGATTATGAATTTGTTGTCGAATCATTTGATCGTCAACACTTTCCAGGAAGTGAGAAAATGCCAGCCTGCCCGAAGGCGGTCTTAAATATTCGCATCCTTTCTCCTGAAGGAATCACATACGTTAAACACCAGCTCCTACTTCATTCGCGTGTTCAGTATCGGCTGGCTGAATTTTTCGCTTCGATTGGCCAGAAGAAGAAGGGTCAGCCCATGCGAATGAACTGGTCAGCAGTCCCCGGGGCGCATGGCCGCTGCAAACTTGGGCATCGGCTATATGAAGGAAATACATACAACGAAATCAAGCAGTTTTATCCGGCTCCAGAACCTGGTCAAACACCAAACGGGAATCAGTATACGCCAGGAGCATTTTAAAAGGTGAGCGGTCATGGAATTAAGACCGTATCAATCAGAAGCAAAACAAGCAATATTTAGCCAGTGGGACCAGGGGAAGAAAAAGACGCTCCTGGTCTTACCTACAGGCTGCGGTAAGACGATCGTCTTTGCCAAAGTCACGGAAGAGTGTGTCAGACAGGGCAAGCGGGTGCTAATCATGGCGCATCGAGGAGAGCTACTTGAGCAAGCTGCAGATAAAATCATGAAAGCAACAGGTCTGGGGAGTGCCGTTGAAAAGGCGGAAGAGTCCTGCCTGGGCAGCTGGTATCGGATCGTTGTTGGATCCGTACAGAGCTTAACCCGGCCGCAGCGTCTGGCAAAGTTCAAACAAGATTATTTTGATACCATCATCATCGACGAAGCGCATCACTGCCTCTCAGATAGCTATCAGCGAGTTCTGGAGCACTTTCCGGACGCGGAGGTGTTAGGTGTTACAGCAACGCCGGACCGCGGTGACATGCGTAATCTGGGGCAATACTTCGAGTCACTAGCATATGAGTACACGCTGCCGCAGGCAATCAAGAGCGGATACCTGGTACCGATCAGGGCCATGACTATCCCACTACAGTTGGATCTGACAGGAGTTGGGATGCAATCTGGAGACTTTAAAGCATCAGATCTTGGAACAGCGTTGGATCCCTATCTCTATCAGATTGCCGATGAAATGCTCAAATACTGCAAAGATCGCAAGACTGTTGCTTTTCTTCCGCTCGTCAAAACTAGTCAGAAGTTTTGTGAGATTCTCAATCAAAAAGGTTTTTCAGCAGCCGAGGTCAATGGGGAGAGTTCTGATCGCGCGCAGATCCTCGCTGATTACGACGCAGGCCGCTACAACGTTTTATGCAACTCAATGCTTTTAACAGAGGGATGGGATTGCCCAACGGTGGATTGTATCATCGTCCTTCGGCCAACCAAGGTGAGAAGTCTATACAGTCAGATGGTGGGCAGAGGCACGCGCCTCGCACCGGAAAAGGCTGACTTGTTATTGCTGGACTTTCTTTGGCACACCGAGAGACACGAGCTTTGCCACCCGGCATCACTGATCTGTGAGAACGAAGAAGTTGCTAAAAAAATGACCGAGAATCTTGAAAAATCAGCAGGCTGTCCGATCGATTTAGAAGAAGCAGAAGAACAAGCGTCGTCAGATGTCGTGGCAGAACGTGAAGAAGCATTGGCAGCACAACTACAACAAATGCGAATGCGCAAGAAAAAATTAGTTGATCCATTGCAGTATGAAATGAGTATCCAAGCTGAGGATTTGTCTGGCTATGTTCCGGCTTTTGGCTGGGAATGTGCGCCGGCGAGTGATAAGCAAAAGGCAGCGCTTGAAAAACTCGGGATTATGCCGGATGAGATCGACAACGCTGGCAAAGCTACAATGCTGCTTGATCGGTTGCATAAACGTCAAGAGCAGGGGCTTACAACACCAAAGCAGATCCGATTCCTGGAAGGCAGAGGATTTAAGAATGTTGGCACCTGGCAATTTGATGTGGCCAGCAACATGATTAACCGGATCGCTGCTTGCGGATGGCATACGCCGCAAGGCGTTGACCCACAAACATACACCCCAAAAGGAGAGTAAGCCATGACTGATATAAAAGAAATTTTAGAGTATATTGACCCGTCAGATTGCAATTATCAGGAGTGGGTCAATGTCGGCATGGCACTCAAATATGAGGGCTACACCGCGGTAGATTGGGATGACTGGTCTGCCCGCGACGGTGACCGGTATCATGCCGGCGAGTGTTTAAAAAAATGGTCGACGTTTGAGGGCTCTGGTACACCAGTAACCGGCGGAACGATTGTCCAGATGGCAAAAGACCGCGGCTGGTCTCCAGCTTTATCAGCCGATCCTGGTTATAGCCTAGATTGGGACAGCGTGATCCAACAGGATGATTTTGTCATTGTTGACAAAGGATGGGTTGAGGCTCGTGAGATTAGAGAGCCCTTTGTCTGGGATCCGGTCAAGGATCTGATAACCTATCTTGAAACTTTGTTTGAATCCGATGAAAATGTCGGATACGTTACGCGAAGTTTTGAGCGAGATGGAAAGTATTTACCAACAAAAGGCTGCTGGGATCGCACTGCAGGACAGCTCATTGATGCACTGCTCAAATGTAAAGGCGATATCGGTGCAGTGTTAGGAGATTACAACCCAGAGGTAGGAGCTTGGATTCGATTTAATCCGCTGGATGGCAAAGGTGTCAAAAATGATAATGTTACAGATTACCGGTTTGCACTTGTGGAATCTGACAGCACAGATCTGGAAAAGCAAAATGCAATTATCCACGAGCTAGAGTTGCCTGTGGCCTGCCTGGTATTTTCGGGTAAAAAGAGCGTTCATGCCATCGTCAGAGTGGACGCTGCTAACTACGATGAGTACCGCAAGCGTGTTGATTATCTTTATGCGGTCTGCAAAAAAAACGGCTTGGAGATTGACCAACAAAATAAAAATCCATCCCGACTGTCTCGGATGCCGGGCGTGATCCGTGCAGGACGAAAACAGTTCTTGATGGAAACCAACATTGGAAAATCAAATTGGGATGAATGGCGAGAATGGATCGAGGCGGTCAACGACGATCTACCGGATCCAGAACCGCTGGAATCGGTCTGGGATAACTTGCCGGCACTGGCTGCACCGCTGATCGACGGCGTGCTGCGTCAGGGGCATAAGATGCTGCTTGCCGGTCCGTCTAAAGCCGGTAAGAGTTTCTCACTCATCGAGCTGTGTATTGCGATCGCTGAGGGCGCCTCCTGGTTTGGGTGGCCATGCACACAAGGCCGTGTCTTATACGTCAATCTGGAGCTGGATCGGGCCAGCTGCTTGCACCGCTTCAAAGATGTTTATCAGGCGCTTGGGATACCAGCTAAGCATCTGCAAAATATTGATATCTGGAACCTGCGCGGCCGCTCAGTGCCGATGGACAAGCTGGCGCCGAAGCTGATCCGCAGAGCTGCCAAAAAAGATTACATTGCCATTGTGATAGACCCAATTTATAAGGTCATCACCGGCGACGAAAATAGTGCCGATCAGATGGCTAACTTCTGCAATCAGTTTGACAAGGTGTGCACGGAGTTGGGGGTCGCGGTAATCTACTGCCATCACCACAGCAAGGGCAGCCAGGGCAGCAAGCGAAGCATGGACCGCGCGTCTGGATCTGGAGTCTTTGCCCGGGATCCTGATGCACTGCTGGATCTCATCGAGCTGGACTTGCCGGAGAGCCTGCAGAAGCAGCAGGACGATCAGATGGTCTGCCGGGTATGCAAAGACTATCTGCAGCATGCCGGGCAGCTGTACAAGATGTCTCAAGACGATCAGTGCAGCGCGTCACGGATGACGCAGACTTGCAGAGAGACGTTTGACGATCGGGAGTATCAACGGTTGTGTGATGACATTCTCGCAGCCAGGACGGCAATGCAGGGGCGCACGGCGTGGCGGATCGAGGGCACGCTGCGAGAGTTTCCTAAGTTTGCACCAGTCAATCTTTGGTTTGATTATCCAGTACATCATGTGGACAATGTTGGGGTTTTGGCGGATGTAGAACCGGACGGAGAAGTGCCGGCCTGGAAGAAAGCCCAGGAGAAGCGGAAGCCACCAGGTGAGAAAAAAGCAGAACGAAAGGCAGCCATTGAAACAGCTTATAGCGCATGTACGATCGATGGTGATGTGACCGTCGAAGCCCTTGCGGAATACATGGGAACATCAGAAAAAACAGTCCGCAGAAAGCTAAAAGAACATGATAGTTTTGTGATTGAAAATGGCATTGTGAAGCTGAGGGACAAGGGACAAAATTAGAAATTGTCCCTGTCTCATCGGGGGACAAAAGGGACAAATTACGTTTTTGTCCCTGTCCCTAGAAAATTGCAGGGACGGACAAATATATGTTTTTGTCTGTCTGTCCCTAGGGACAAAAATCGGGACAAAATATATTACTACGTAATATATTAGTGTCCCTGTCCCTGACGGGTCAGTAAGGGGTACAGGAACAAGGGGCGTGTGACGTCCGCCCCCTTGTAACCCTGTCCCCTAACTCACTGACAAAAAAATTTGACCCTGGAAGGAGAACTTGAAAAAAATGAAAGTGAACATTACACCGCATCGCCCTGGTCAGGGTGGCATCCTTTGCTTGCCGATGCTTAAAAACATCCCAAACGGAAGGGAAGGATGGAAAAAGACGACCTGCCCAATTTGTGGGTGCGAATGTTGGATCACACCTGGGCATGTAGAGGCCATGTCAAAAGATCCCGAGCTTAAAGCAGCCTGCACGGAGTGCGCGATACGGAGTGGCAATGCTTGAGTTTTTTCTACCGATAATTCCGCCGACAGTAACTGCCCAGGAACACAAGGTTACTGTGGTCAACGGTAAGCCGCGATTCTACGACCCAGCAGAGCTCAAAGCGGCGCGTAACAAGCTGACTGGGGCACTTGCCTACCACAGACCTGATACACCGCTCAGAGGAGCTCTGAGGCTTGTGGTTAAGTGGTGCTTCCCAGCAGGTAAACACCAAGACGGCACGTACAAGGACACCCGGCCAGACACTGACAATCTGCAAAAGCTGCTCAAGGACTGCATGACTACTTGCGGATATTGGCGAGATGATGCCCAGGTGGCCAGTGAGATCTGCGAGAAATTCTGGGCAACGATACCAGGGATTTATATCAAAGTGGAGGAGATATCATGAGCAAGACATTAGACGACGCCTACAAGGCGCTCAACTGGATGGGCACCAACATGCGACCGGTACGCATCAATGACATGGACACAGGATACAAGATGGAGCTAACGGTTAAAGCTGCTCTGGATGAGCTCAAGGCAAGAGAGCAAAAGGAGCAAAGAGATGAAATGCAGTGAATGTAAGTGGTGTGTTGTTATATACCGCAGCAATGGTAATCGCTGGTCATGGGGAAGAAAACGTTATTTTTGTAAGCATCCAGAAGTATCTGAACCAGATCGGCGATCAAACCATATGAAAGCCTTCATAGCTTTTGGAATTAATTCAGCAGAAAGTCCTATTGATATCAGAACAGCGCCCAGGTGGTGTCCGTTAAAATAAAACGATGATTTACAACATCCGGAGCCCTAAAAAGGGGACGAGAAGGAGAAAAAAATGAATAAATATCAAGAAGCGTTGGATTTTCTCTGCGATCACGCAATGGAGTACATTGAAGACTTCGATTGGGAAGAGTATGATTGCGGCGATTATTACCCTTTAGACAAAGAAACACTTAACACAAATAAGTCCGTGCTACAGGAGCTTATTGACAGAGCAATGCCCATGGAGCCCAACGAAGAAACGGCCACTGCTGAATTTATAAATGATTATCCAACGACGGTAATGATATACCGCTGTGCAAAATGTTGCGAAATAGTACATCCGTTTGATGGGGACTTGTATTGCAGGCATTGCGGTCAGGCGTTGGATTGGAGCGACGACCAATGATCCCCGCGCTGCTCGCTGTTGCGTTTGTGGTGATCGTGCTTATGATCGACAGGATGGGAGGTGACCGGTAATGGATGTTAAATTAAAACCGTGCCCATTTTGTGGCGCTGTGCCAACAATCCGCGGTATACAACACAAATGGCTTGAATGCGTTTTGTATGGAGAGGATAACAAGTTTACGGAAGAAAGTTGGTGGATATCGTGTGAAACAGAACATTGCCCTGCTTATCACATGTTAGAATACCCATCAAAAGAAGAGGCCACGGAAGCCTGGAATCGGAGGGTGGACAATGACCTCCGCTGAGCTCCAGGCGGCCATCCTGGCCACGCAAAAGCAGATCACAAACACAATGTCGCCGCTGCGCAAAAGAGACCTGCAGCGCCATTTGGCGAGGCTCAGACGCAAGCTGCGGGCGATAGAGAGGATGTAACAGGATGATCGAAGAAAAGAAAATACTGGATGTCACTTGCGGGTCAAAAACTATTTGGTTTAATAAAAATCATCCCAGTGTGGTTTACTGCGATAAAAGAAATGAGCGACTTATGAGTATTTGGAAATCCACATCGCGCGACTCGGAACGAAAGTGCTGCGTTGAACCAGATATTCAGTGCGACTTTACTGAGCTCCCATTTCCGGATGATACGTTCAAGCTGGTCATTTTTGATCCGCCTCACTTAGAAAAAGTAGGTGATAACGCTTGGCTCGCTAAAAAATACGGAAAATTGGGGGAAGACTGGCAGCAAATGATTCACGATGGCTTCTGCGAATGCATGAGAGTTCTTGAGCCTTATGGGGTACTGATATTCAAGTGGAATGAATTTGACATCCCTGCAAACGATGTTTGGCAAGCGATAGGAAGAAAGCCACTATTTGGGCATCACAGTGGCAAGAAAAGTAAAACGTTCTGGGCGTGTTACATGAAAGGTGTGGAATAGGTTGCCGATGAAGAATCTTGAAAAATATGCCGCGGCCTTGTGCAAACAGTTTAGCCGATCAGATCCGTGCGTCTTAAGCGCGGATAACGACTGTGATTACTGCGAGCTGCTGGGCATCTGCTATAACCCTGACAAGCTTCTGGCGTTTATGATGCAGCCTGCAGCCGATGACGATCAGCAGCTCCTGCAGGAGCCACAAGGCACAGTATAACCGATAGAGGAGGGATGGCGGTGGACGAGAGGATCAAACGGACAAAGGATAAACTGCGGGTGTACGGGTCATACTCCCGTGAGATTAGCAAGTTACGAGTATGGCTGCTTGATCTTAGCACCTATCTTTGGCTGCATGAGGACTGGCCAGAGCAGGCTGCCAAAGAGATGCGCATCAGAGGCTTAGATAACAAGCATCCACCAGGCCAGCAACTCTGTGTGCAAAAGGCTGCCGTCGAGGCACAGCTGGAGCAGCTGCGAGCTGCGAGGTCTGCTTTAGGCTTGGATGACTGGCTTGCCAGTTTAAGCCAGGACGATCGTCAGATCATCCAGCTAGTTTACGAGGAGGGGTACAGCTATCAGGCAGCTGCACCTATGGTCAATATGTCAAAAACAGGTTTACAGTATCGTATCGATCAAATTTGTAAAAGTCCGTACGCGTACGGTTGACTTTTGTGCTATACTGTGCGCGTAAGATGCCAGAGGGTATCTGAGCCGATAGTAGCATCCCCACGATACGGGATCGGCGCGAGATCGGTAATTATGGCCAGTGCACACGGATGGACGCATCCTATATGCTGCCAGCGCCAGAGCCTGTGATGAGATGCCTTTGCGCCGGGCACGGAGTAACGCTGGGCTCCCGAATGGGAGTAAGTCACAGGATTAAATTAAGACTAGCGGTGGATGAATTCTAAGTGAACCCATCTGCGGAAGCACTCAGCGATGGGTGCTTTTTTGTTGAAAAACACCAAAAAAAAGACATATTTTATGATTTGTAATAAAACTTTCAGTTGTAGAGCGTTACGAACTGTGCGAAAATGTGTATAATAAAAGTGGAGGATGATATGGTATGACGATTAGAGTAAGCAAGTCTTTTCGCGAAGGCATGAAGTACCCTAAGCGCAGTTCGGAGTCTATCAATTACGTGAAGGCTATTAGACAACAGTCTGTAAATGAAGCGTGGATCAATACAGGAGAGCGCATAAGAAAGGCTTTAGATGATTATGGGAAATCCTTCAGAAGAAAAGACAAATGATTTAGTCCTTGAACCTGAATCTGTCCAGGCAGCTCAAGAAACAATTGAAAAAGCGCAGAACGTTGTAGATCAGCTGGATCCAGAACAGAAAAAAGCGATTATGACACTGCAAGCGGTTGAATATCAGGGACCGCTCCCTCCGCCGCAAATGCTTCAAGGCTATGAAGATATTGAAAAAGGTCTGGCTTCAAGAATCGTAGCGATGGCCGAAAAGGACCAGCAGAAAGCATTTGAACACAGAGAAAAAGTTTTGAAGTTCCAGGGTAGAGATAGTCTTTTAGGAGCTATATTCTCATTTTTGACAGTCATCGTGACCTTAGTAGTGGGAACAATTTTGCTGCTAAATAACAAAGATGTTGGTGGCCTAGTAGCCTTGATAACTGGTGTAGGAACTATCATAAAATTGTTTCTAGGAGATCGTAACAAGAAAGATGATTCAGAAAAGCACTCTTAGCGGGGTGCTTTTTCTTTGGTTTCCAGCTTGATAGCTAGATGCGGCAGGATGTTCTTTTCCCCTCTACTTTCTAACTTTCCTGCAAACTCACAACCCCGCGTATCGCCTTGCGGGACTAAATAAAAAATAGGCACGAGGCCTATTTGACGGGATGGCGTGGGATGATACATCGCTTATGTACGATGTCACTCATCACAAGCAAAAACTGTAGATTGGTAGGCTTGCCTTTGGCAGACAGGACGGTGTTGCCAAAATACTTTGATAATACGCTGGTGTCGCCTCGGGTCCAGGCTCCCTCGATTGATGTGCGGATGTTGCGCTCGACGCGAGTAGCTGTGGTGTGATGAGCAGTCGCTACCTTGGGGTAGAGACGGCCCTTGAGATTTTGCAACAGTGTCTGATCTAACACCGCATAAGTCAGAGCACTGGCCAACAGGTTGTAGCCTTGGTTGACGATGCCGCACTCCTTGAGCAGCTCCACAGCGATGCCATGGATGACAAGAGCGTCAACTCGATCATCCTCGTCCGGTGTAAGATCAAAAAACTGCTCAAGAGTGTTAAGCAAGGCCATATAAACATCCAGCCTATGTACACAGCTTAAGCAGTGTTCAGGTAATATTTCCATATTTTTCCTCCTTTCAAAGTTATTTTAATTTGAGAGTATAACTAATAAAACCGGATTCAAGCCGTTTAAAGGACATAAATTGAAATAATAGACAAATGTTGTCTAAAATGAACGGAAACGTCGAAAAGTGTCGATTGCATCAGGAGGTGGTGATATGACGTGACGACAGATCCAAAACGTGAGCTGGCCCGCGAGCTTTATCTGCAGGGCAAAAAATATCAGGAGATTGCCGACGAGGTCGGCGTGTCCCTATCTGCGGTAAAGAGCTGGGCAACTCGATACTGGCGGCCGGAAAAGTTGCAACCAAAAAAGCAAAAAGTTGCAACCGAAGTTGCAGAGAAAGTTGCAACCAAACGACACCGCGGCGGGCAGCCCGGCAACCACAATGCCACGGGTCCGCCGGGAAATCAGCACGCCGTCAAGCACGGCTTTTTTTGTAAGGTGCTGCCTGCGGAGACGCTGGAGCTTGTCGAAGACCTGCAGGTACTGGATCCGCTGGATGTCCTCTGGCAAAATATCCAGATCCAGTATGCTGCTATCCTTCGGGCGCAGAAGTTGATGTATGTCAAAAGCCAAGAAGACAAAACGGTCGAGAAGATCGAAGAAAAATACGGCAATGTCAGTGGGGAACGCTGGGAAGTGCAGCAGGCCTGGGACAAGCAAGCAACCTTTCTGTCAGCACAGTCTAGGGCGATGCAGACGCTGACGAACATGATCAAGCAGTATGACGCGATGGTGGACACAGGCATGGCCAATCAAGAGCAGCGGGCACGAATTGAGCTGTTACGAGCTCAGGTAAACAAGCTGACCGGAACAGCTCAAGAGATTGAAGATCTAAGCGAAGCAGAGGCGGAAGTTTATGGCGCGGAAAAGTAAAAAGATCGCCTTTTGCTTTGGTGAGAAGCACAAGGAGTATATCCGAAACTGTACAAAAAACACCTTTAACTTTGCGGAAGGCGCAGTCCGTGCCGGTAAGACGGTTGACAACGTTTTTGCTTTTGCACATGAATTGAAAACAACGCCGGACAAGATCCATCTGGCAACCGGCAGCACGATGGCCAACGCGAAGCTGAATATCGGTGACGCCAATGGCTTTGGTTTGGAGTATATCTTTCGAGGGCAGTGCCACTGGGGCAAATACAAAGACAATGAGGCGTTATTTATAAAAGGCCCTTCTACCGGTCAGCAGCTGCGGATCGTTCTGTTCTCTGGCGGTGCGAAGGCGGATAGTTATAAAAAAATCCGCGGTAATTCTTACGGGATGTGGATCGCTACGGAAATCAATCTGCATCATCCGGATACAATCCGCGAGGCTTTTAACCGTCAGCTTGCAGCTCAGCGGCGTAAGGTGTTCTGGGATCTCAACCCTGACAACCCAAATGCTCCGATCTACACCGAATATATTGACCGGTATAGGCAGCGAGCGGAAATAGGGGAGCTGCTTGGAGGCTGCAACTACGAGCATTTTACGATTGACGACAACGTAACAATCAGCGATCAGCGAAAAGCTGAGATCAAGAGCCAATATGATCCCCAGAGTATCTGGTACATGCGGGATATTCTCGGCCGACGCATGGTGGCAGAGGGATTGATCTATCGACAGTTCGCCGAATCCTGCGAGCGCAAGGACGGCTTTTTCTTTACTCAGGATAAACCCAAGGACATTATGGAGATCAACGTTGGCGTTGACTTCGGCGGCGGTGGATCAGCCCATGCTTTCGTCGCGACGGCGATCACCCGCGGATACCAGAAAGCGGTTGTTCTATCATCGCAGCGGATTGATTGCAAAAACAGAGACATTGATCCGGATCAGCTTGGCAAGCTGTTTATCGATTTTTGCCTGGCGATCATAAACCAGTTTGGTTACATTACCAACGTTTATTGCGATAACGCCGAGCAGACATTGATTGCAGGCTTGAGAACCTCGGCGCGGAAGTCAGGTTTATCCTGGCTGCGAATTACTGACACGCTAAAAACAACGATTAATGACCGGATCAACTTAACAACCCGACTGATGGCTATGGGACGCCTGCAGCTGATGGAAGGTTATTGCGATACGCTGGCAGGAGCTTTCCGGTCAGCAGTCTGGAATCCCAAAAATTTGACAGAAAACGAGCGTCTGGATGATGGTACAAGCGATATCGACAGTCTGGATGCTTTTGAGTACACGGTCGAAAGATCAATCAGCCGGTTCATCCGGTATGAGTAGGAGGTGATGAAATGCGATTTACAAAAGCAGCGGAGCAGATCCGCACGGCGCTGAAAAGTGATGGTGTGCTCATGGGGGATATGTGTTTAACCTCGAAGATGGCGCAGAGCATCGAACTTTGGACAGCACTATTTGAAGATGATGCGCCTTGGCTTAACGCGATTACCCAAAGCATGGGGTTGGCTCCAGCAATTGCCTCTGAAATGGCCAGGTTGATCACGTTGGAACTGAAATCAGAAATTGACGGCAGTGCGCGGGCTAAGTATCTCAATGATGCCTATCAAAAAGTGCTATCCCACATTCGCCAGCCGGTCGAAATGGGATGTGCAAAAGGCGGGATCGTTTTTAAGCCCTATGTTTCAGCGAGCGGGATTGTGGTTCAGACCGTACAGGCTGATTGCTTTTTCCCTGCTTCGTATGATGATACAGGGCGCCTGATCCAATGTGTGTTTGCAGAGCAGGTATTCCGCGGTGCTGATTACTACACCCGACTTGAGGTGCATACGCTGCGTAAAGGACAGCTAGAAATCAAAAACAAGGCTTATCACAGCCGAGTGGCAGAGCAGCTGGGCGCTGAGATTCCTCTGGCTGCGATCGACCAGTGGGCAGGACTCGCAGAATCCGTCGTGTTTGGTGATGTCAACAAGCTGCCGATCGGCTATTTCCGAGTACCGCTGGCCAACAACATTGACAGCAACAGTCCGATCGGCGCCTCGGTATACTCCAGGGCGATCTCTAAGATTCGCGAAGCGGATCGAAGGTATTCACAGCTTAACTGGGAGTTTGAGGCAAAAGAAACTGCTGTGCATGTAGCCGATGCAATGTTGCAGGACAATCCTGACGGAACTAGCGCCATGCCGAAAGGCAAGGAGCGTCTGTACCGGAAACTGAAATACGAGACAGGAGCCCGGGACAAGCCGCTGCTGGATACTTACAGCCCGGATATTCGCGAGCAGTCCTATCTTAACGGTCTGAACAGCCAGCTGCGATCCATCGAGTTCAGCTGTAATCTGGCCTATGGTACGTTGTCGGATCCACAAAGTGTGGATAAAACTGCCGAGGAGATCAAAGCCAGTAAGCAGCGATCCTACGCCTTCGTCAGCGACGCTCAGATGGCGCTGCAGACTGCGCTGGATGATTTAATCGACGCGATGGACTTTTATGCTACGGTGTACAAATTAGCGCCAGCAGGCAGTTATCAAGTGTCATACAAGTGGGATGACAGCATTGTAATGGACGCTGAAAAAGAGCGCCAACAGGATCTGCAGGAGGTTCGCGACGGCATCATGCAGAAATGGGAGTTCCGCGCTAAATGGTACGGTGAAACTGAGGAGCAGGCGAAAGCTGCGATTGCAGCAGCGAAGGAATCCGAGGATGAAGGATTGAATTTTAATGCTTAGTCCGCAGGAACTCGGCCATCTGACTGACGACATCGAAAAAATCTGGCAGGAGCTTGAAGATGAGCTGCTGGCTGATATGGCGCAGCGGATCGTTAAAAATGATTACGCTTTCCCCTCCACTGCAGCCTGGAATAAGCGAAAGCTGGAAGAAATCGGTGTGCAATACGATTACATTGTTAGGCAGCTTAGCCGCACATTGAAGTTATCAGAAAATCAAGTTAAGCGTATCATCGGTGAGTCGGTTCGTGCAGCTGTGGATACGGATAATCTGATTTTTAAAGCTGCGGCAGAGGCGGGCTTGCTTGATTCGGTGGCGGATACATCAGAGTTGATATCGAAGTTTATCGCCGATGGTGTTAAATCAACCAATGGCGAGCTGCGCAATTTCGCCAGGACGTATGCAGCAGATGCCAGTAAGCTATATGAGCACGCTGTCGATCAAGCCTATCTGCAGGTGACCAACGGGTTTTATACCGCCCAGCAAGCCTCGCAGACCGCGATCGAGCAGCTCGCACGGCAGGGGATCACCTCAGCGATAACGCCAAGCGGACGTCGCGAACACGCCGATGTGATTGTCAGACGAGCCGTAAGGACTGGCATTAATCAGGCAGCATTAAAAGCGCAGGAAGCAAACTTTTTTGCGATGGGAGCGCAGCTAGTCGAGGTTACGGCGCATTATGGTGCCAGGCCAAGCCATGCGGAGTGGCAAGGCAAGGTTTATGAATGGGCGAAGTCTGGGCAACAGAAGCAGACCTCTTATCCTGACTTTGTCAATTCTACGGGTTACGGTACGGGTGCAGGACTTGGCGGGTGGAATTGTCGGCATAGCTTCTATCCGTTTTTTGAGGGCTTGTCTGAACGGGCATATGAGCCGTTAAACTCGCGGGAAACGGAGCGTGAGTATGAGCTTGAGCAGGAGCAGCGCTACAATGAGCGGATGATCCGGGAATGGACACGCCGGCAGAAAACGCTGGAAGCCGGATGTTATGATGCGAACAAAGAACGTGAGAAAGTCAAAGAATGGAAAAAGCGAAATGATAGTCTGATCAAGGCTAATCCGGACGCGCTGAAGAAGAATTATGCAAACAGTAAAGTTGCTTTTGCAAAAATGGGTAAGACCGTACTTGAAGAATTCTTAGAGGCAGCAACGCCTAAAAAAGGAAATATATTTTTTCCAGATGACTATAACCGCAGCATACACAAAAGTGAAATTAAGGTAGCTGAATGGCTTTTAGAAAATTTTGGCGGCGATATACGTTTGCTTTCAGAATCTAAGAAGCAGGGTGTGAAAACTCCAGATTATGATTGGGATGGTAAGTTTTGGGATTTGAAAGAAATCAGCACAAACGCCGCGGCTGATTCAGCAATTAGAAAAGGATTAAAGCAAATAAGCTCTAATCCTGGTGGTATCATACTTGATTTAAAATCAGAAGACATAGAATTACCGGATCTACTTCATCGTGTCAATGACCGAATAAAAAGAAGTGCTAAAGGCACTCTGCACGTACTGGTCAAAAAAGATGATGTGCTTTTAGAAGTAATTCAGTATATAAAAAAGTGAGCCCAGCTCCGCTCGCCAATAACGGGCAAACGAATGGTACTCACAACTATTATATACCACGAATTTCAATAAAAAGCAAATTGTTAAGATCTTAATAATTATCAATTATGCCCTGGCGCAAGGCGTAAAAAGGCAGGCGAGCAAGCGGAAGCAACCCGTGTTAAAAAAGCGTAGCAGGAGGAGATTATGGAAAGAAAGTTTTTAGAAGATTTAGGTATTGCATCCGATCTGGTCGACAAGATCATCAACGAGCATGGCAAAGACATCAATACAATCAAGGCTCAGCGTGATACCTATAAGACTCAGCTGGACACAACTAAAGCAGAGCTTAAAAAGTTTGATGGCGTCAATGTGGAAGATCTGCGCGGACAGATCACAAAGCTGCAGACAGATTTGTCCACAAAGGAAAATGAGATCGCGGAAAAGCTGTCAGACATCGAATTTAATTCTGCCCTTGAAAGTGCTATTAAGGCAGCTGGCGGGCGTAATGCAAAAGCGATCACCGCGCTGATCGGCGACACGAAGACGCTGAAAACAAGCAAAAATCAAGAAGCGGACATTAAGGCGGCGCTGGAAGCGGTGAAAAAGGACAACGATTATCTGTTTGAATCCGCTAAGCCGCCTTATGTAGTAGCATCCACTTCCGGAGCAGGGAAGCCGAATCCGGATGACAAAAAAGCTCAGGCTAACGAGGCTCTGAGAATGCTTATCACAGGAAAGGAGGCATAAAGAATGCCTAATATTACAAACAGAGAAGCTGCTGAGGCACTAATCCGGCAGCAGATTATTGACTCCATCGTCCAGGACGCTCCAAAAAGTTCCATCGTCATGCAGCTCGGCCGTCGGCTGCCAAACATGACCAGCAATCAGACCCGTATGCGTGTATTGGATACCTTACCAACCGCTTACTGGGTGGACGGCGATACCGGGTTTAAACAGACTTCCATGCAGGCGTGGGATAATGTTTACATCAACGCCGGCGAGTTGGCGGTCATCGTGCCAATTCCAGAAGCAGTTGTCGCCGATGCCGACACAGATCTGATCGGCGAAATTACGCCGCGAATTAACGAATCTATCGGTAAGCGGTTTGACGCGGCAATCCTGTTCGGTGAAAATCGTCCTGCCGCCTGGCAGAACGACATCATCACCGTAGCAAGACAAGCCGGTAACAATGTCGCGGATACGGCAGAAAAGGATCTGTATGACAAAATCATGTCAGAAGGCGGTCTGCTGAACAAGGTGGAAGAAGACGGCTACGCAGTTAACGGAGCGATTGCGGCGTTAGGTATGCGGGCTAAGCTGAGAGGCTTACGGACAAATGATGGTCTGCCTATCTTCAAGTCAGATATGCAGGGAACAACACCGTATGCGCTGGATGGCGCGCCGATGTACTTCCCGGAAAACGGCTCCTTTGACAAAACCATTGCACAGATGATCGTGGGCGACTTCCGTCAGTTGGTTTGGGCAATTCGTCAGGATATCACGGTAAAGATTTTGGATCAGGGTGTGATCCAGGACCCAGTGACAAAAGCAATTCAGTACAACTTGGCGCAGCAGGACATGATCGCGATCCGTGTTGTCTTCCGCGCTGGCTGGGCATTACCGAATCCGGCAACAAGACTGAATGAAGACCGCACAGGCTGCGCATTCGCTTATCTGGAACCAGCGACCCCTGTAACAACTCAGACTGTTACAATTACCGTGAAAGACGGCTCTAATGAATCCGCAAAGGCGGTCAAAGGCGCATCGGTGGATGTTAACGGTTCGATCCTGAAAACCAACGATTCAGGCGTAGCTGTATTTAACTTGCGCAAAGGGGATTACCCAATCAAGATCAAGAAAGCAGGTCACAAAACCATCAACGACATTGTCATGGTGGCTGAAGCAGCTGTGTCCAAAACAATTGTTTTACCGGAGGCATAAGGCAGGCTCAGTCCTGCCTTTCTTCATCTAAGGAGTGATAACATGCAGCTTGATCTAAAATACTATAGAGAAATCTGGATGGGAACCGTGACATATGAAGAATATCCGCAGCTCGCTTCTCTGGCTGAAATGATTGTAGAGTCTTTTGCGCAGGCATATTTGTCTGATGTTGATTTAGTGCCATTATCTGAGCTGCGGGGCGATTATCGGAAAGCATTATGCGCTGAGATTGATTTTTTGCATACTATCGGTGGTGTTGATGCTGCTTTCGGAGGTCAGAACCAAGCGGATCTGAAAACCTTAAAAACGGAGAACTTTGAGTTTAGTTACTCCGATCGGAAGCAGAAGGAATCGGACTTTAATGGAATGCCGCTGTCACCGATAGCGCGCAGCCTCACACTAAGTGAATTAAGAAAGCAAGGGTATTTATCCTTGAAGGTGAATCAATGCTTACGCCGCGAATGCTAAGGCCCCACAGCGTGGAAATCCACAACGCTTTGCCAGAGATACCAATGGAAAGCCCAGAGGTCATCATCACACCTTTAAATCGTGTTAGTTTTGCGGGAACCGCAAAGAGCCGGCACACACAGATGGACACTCGTAACAGCGATGAGTTTGTCTGTGTTGTGGACTGTACGGACTGTGATCAATCATTTAAGGAACCAGAAGCCTGGGACAAGAACCCGGTTGGCTGGACGGCGCACGCTGATGGCGATTTTTTGATCCATGCCGGAGAAACATACACGATCAAGGGTTACCGTATCATCCGTCCGTTTGGCAACGATGCGCAGCTGGTGGAGATCTTATGTCAAAGGTAATCAAGACAGAGATTGACAGCAAGCGGATCAGCGCTCAGATGGATCAGCGCGTCCGGAAAGGCAGAATGATGCTTAAAAGTGAGATTGCCCGGGACTGTAGTTCTTATTTGCCATTCGAAAATGGCTATCTTGAAAAGAGCGTCAATCGCAGTATTGGCAAGGACGATCCTTACCTGGTCTGGGATATCATTTACGCTCGTTTTTTATATTACGGCAAGTTGATGCTGGGGGTCTCCTCACACAGCGCCTGGGCTAAAAAGTACGAGCGCAAAGTGGCGACGAATACAGATTTAAAATATCGCAAGCTGCGTCCGCAGGCCGGCCCTTATTGGTTTGAGCGGCGCAAGCCAGGGCGAATCCAAAAGTGGCTTAAAATCTTAGAAACAGAGGTGCGTAAACGATGACGGAGAAATCAGTGTTTACCGGTAAAGAGCAGGCGCAGATTCTCACCGCTCTTGTGCAGCTGGCCAATCAGTGTCCAGGGCTGCCGTGTGAGGTCTACCTGGATACGCTGTCGGAAAAAGCTCCGGCAATGTGCCTGGGGACAATGACCGGCGGCTCCAAAGCCTTCAATGTCGTTGGCGGATACACTGCAGAGTTACCGTTCACGATCAATCTGAAGATTGCAGAACGGTTTACCTTGAAAAGAATCAATGCTGTTGCAGTGCTGGGAAAACTCGGCGCTTTTTTTGAACAGCGGAAACAACAAAACGCGCTGCCGGATTTAGGTGATCGGGACGTCTGTCTGGATATCCGGATGGAAACCAACCCTTACCTTTTTGACACTGAGGAATCTGGCGGGAAAGCGCACTACCAGGCGCAATGCGTGCTGGTTTACAAACACAAAAGTGACTATGAATAGGAGGAATGAATTATGGCAGGTTTACAAAGACATCAGCGGCTCGTTTATTTAAAATGCGCCGAAGGCTATGAACTGATTGGCGAAGGATTTACCGCATTAAACGTCTCCGGAAATGCGAAGACCGAAGAAAAACACTGGGTACATGAACAGAATGCAACCGGCGGCTTGTCCGGGTATGCGCCGGCAATGGCATTTGTGTCAGAGATGGATGACACGGATCCTGTATCTCTTTATCTACAGGAAATCGCCGATACTTTCGATATCGGTGTTAAAGCGCATACTGATATTGTCATCGTGGATACCTGGAAAAATGGCACTACGTCTGGGACCAAAGCGGCTCGGAAGCAGGATGTCGTTATTTCCATCGACAACCCTGGATCTGGCGAGGCAGGCAGTGCTCTGGCGTTAACCGGCACGTTTACTTACGACGGCGATCCGGTTCAGGGCGAGTTTAATCCAAGTACAAAAACGTTTACTGAGAAATCAGCGGCTTAAGAGGAGGGCGTAATATGGCATCGTTTAAATCAAACACGCAGATTCCATTGGATATCGATGGGCATCAATTTGTGATCGATGGCATCAGTAAAACGGTCATGACTGCTGTTCAAGTTATTACCAAACGGTCTGCTGAGCTCGTTGATCGTAAAATAGATGCAAACAACAGCGTACAACTGCTTGAGCAAGTGGATGATATGGCAGCCATCTGTAAAGACTTTTTAATCTCGATCCTTGGTCTTGTCGGGTATGAGGAGCTGATGTCGGATCGTGTGGATGACGTTGCCTATTTGTCGGATGTCTGCCAGTATATCCTGCAGGAGATCACAGCAGCCAAGACCGCGCGGATTAACCGAATGATGGGGAGATCATGAGCTTCAATCTTTTGATAGACCCGATGCCGGACAGCGTGGAGATCAAAGGTATTGATTATCCGATCAATCCAGATCATAGAACCATCATCCGGATCCTGCTTATCCTGGAGGACACAACCTTTTATGATGAGGAGCGCAGACAAATGGCGCTTTTTTTGTTTTATAAGGCAATGCCCGAGGATGAAGCCGCAGCTTTTGAGGCCATGATGGAGTTTATTCGGTGTTACAAAAAAGAGGAAAAGGTAAAGGAGGCGGGGAAGATAGCGTTTGATTTCGAGATTGATTCAGACCCAATCTTTTCCGCTTTTTTTCAAGTTTATGGTATTGATCTTACAGAGGTCGAGCTGCATTGGTTTAAGTTTATGGCGCTGTTTGCGGATCTGAACGATGGGATGCCGGCGCTGGTTAATCTAATGCAGATCCGGACTGCGGAACTAACTAACGACATGAGTAATGATCAGAAGTTACGTTTACTAGCGTTACAGAAAAAATATCGGATTAAGAAAGACGAGGATCCGCTCAGCTATAATGCTGGACTTGCGGATCAGATGATGAGAGGAGGCTGATTGGATGTACAGTGATGGCGCAGTTGTTATTGATATACGAGCCAATCAGACTGACTTTGATAATAAGGTTAAGAATTTGGCCAAGACTGCCACAGCAGCTCTTGCGGCGGTCGGCGCTACGGTTGCCGGGATGGGGGCGGCTGTGCTGGCGGTTGGAGTAGATTTTGAATCTGCTTTTGCCGGCGTGAGGAAGACGGTTAACGCTACAGATCAGGAACTGGAGCAATTTAGACAGGGCATCTTGGAGATGTCCAAAACAATTCCGTTGGCGGCGACTGAGATTGCAGGTATCGCTGAGGCAGCAGGTCAGCTAGGGATCCAAAACGAGAATCTGCTTGCCTTTACACGTACAATGGCAGACCTCGGTGTGGCCACGAATATGACCAGTGATGAGGCGGCAACATCCCTTGCGCGTTTTGCCAACATCGTAGGGATGAGCCAGGACAATTTTGACCGGTTAGGCAGTACGATCGTTAATCTGGGTAACAATTTAGCAACGACTGAATCTGAGATTGTGGCAATGTCGCTGCGATTGGCTGGCGCTGGTGCGCAGATCGGCCTGTCTGAATCTCAAATCATGGGCATGGCGGGAGCTTTATCTTCTGTAGGCATTGAGGCAGAGGCTGGCGGTACAGCGTTTTCGACCTTGATGGCCAAGATGCAGCTAGCAGTTGAGACTGGTACAGGTCAGCTAGAATCTTTTGCTAATGTTGCGGGTATGACTACTGCAGACTTTAAAAAAGCATTTAAAGATGATGCAGCAGGAGCAATTACCGCATTTATTACTGGATTAGGCAAAGTAAGCGAAACTGGCGATTCTGCGATCAAGGTGCTAACAGAGATGGATATCACTGAGAGAGGAATGCGTGATGCTTTATTGAGAGCTTCCGGTGCTTCGGAAGTTTTTACAAAATCTATGGATATTGCCAATGCCGCGTGGGAAGAAAACACAGCCCTAACAAAGGAAGCGGCGCAGCGTTATGAAACAACGGAATCCAAAATGCAGCTATTGAAGAATGCACTGACGGAAACAGGCATCACAGCCTTTGAAAAGTTCAAGGTACCTTTTAAGGACGCTTTAGATACCGGCATAGACTCTGTTTCGCAGCTTAATGAGGAACTTGGCAGCGGGAAGTTGGGGCAAAGTGTTGATACCTTGGCCACGGGCTTTGCGGATATGACATCCACCGTTATTAAACTCGGTACCCAAGCGCTGCCGGTTGCGGTTGACTCCTTGGCGTGGATCATCAACAACGCTGGAAAGATCGCTGTTGCCGGAGGTACAATCGCTGGAGCTTTGGCAGGGAAGAATCTAATCCCTGCTGCAATTACCAATATCCAGAAGCTGCGACAAGCCTGGAAGCTGGCATCAAACTCCATTACCGCTCATGAAAAGGCGAACAGATTATCTTTGTTGGCAACTTATGGCGGGTTAAAAAAGAATGAGATGATTGTAGGTGTGCTTACAGGAAAAGTAAAACTGGCAACTATCGCTTCGGCTGCATGGAAAGCAGTAATGACACCGGCAGGCATCGGCTTGATCGTGGGCGGTATCGCGGCTTTGACTGCAGGTTATGTTTTGCTTAATAAAAAACAAAATGAATCCCTGGAAGTAGCGAAGGCTTATACTAAAGCAATTGCTGAGCAGCAAACAGCCTTTGACGATATGGCGAAGGCATCAAGAGAGGCTTTTGCTGAATCGTCCGCGCAGGTTGAACTGGCGGAACGGTATAACAAGGAGCTGCTCTCTCAGGTAGACGCCAATGGGAAAGTGACGGGAAGTCAGGAGCGTGTGAACTTCTTGATCGATCAGCTAAATCAGTTATTGCCTAACGCAGGAATCCATTTCGACGAAATGGGTGGTAAGGTGTTGGATGCTAATAATGAGGTTATCACGCTTACGGATTCAATCAACAACCTGATCGAAGCACAGCGAGCTCAAGCTTATCTTGATGCATATCAAGATGACTACGCTGTAGCGATTCAAAATAAAAATGAATTGATGAAGAAGCAAGCTGAGCTGTACCAAGAAATCAATGAGAAGCAGGCGATTTACAACGAATACTCAAGACTCGCTCATGATGCACTGACTGAATATGGCTATGGGTCAGATGAGTATAACAATGTTCTCAAGCAGTTTTTGGATGAGAATGGGATTGACAGCATGCTTGAATTTAAGCAGGAACTTGATGAGCTGACTAAAAGCTATGAAACAGGAGCTGAAACACTGAAAGGATACACTGATTTGACAAGCAACTTTGAGTCAATGCAGGAAGCAATCAGCAATTCGGATTGGGACAAAGCCAAAGAAATCATGAGCGGACTTGGGGCCATAGAAACATTCGATCCTGATAAAGGAAGAGAGCAAGTAACGAATCTCGAGAATCAAGTAACTAATCTTGAAAAGATGAGGGATACGATTCAAGAGATGAAAGATAAAGGTGAGCCTATCGATGAAAGTTTTCTTGAATCTTTGGCTGATCAAATTCAAACTGCGCAAGAAGAACTTGACGAAGCCAAACAGGCATATATGGAACAGACCGCTATTGATTATTCTGAGTATGGCACAATATCAGGCGAGAATTGGCTGGCAGGCATAATGCCAGGATTTGAAACTGCTGGATCGCAACAGATTGATCAAGCTCGGGCAGACGCAACACAGGCATCCAATGAGATTGTAGCTATCGCTGCTGGTACACGCCCGCCGGCTGTCATTATCCCGGTGCTTTATCAGCTAATGAACAGCATTGCCAGCGTGACTGACGGTGGAGGGGCGTCGTATGATGACTCGCAAACGGGGCGAAGCGTCTTATCTGCCTTTAGCGGAGGTTTGATCAGCATGTCTGACCGGGCGCGATCGGCTATGGTGGGATTATCCAGCGCGGTACAGTCACGATCTGTCAAGCTGGATCAGATCAAACGTCCTACGGCTGCAGGAGTTAATCAAAAGGTAGAGGTGAATCAAGTCAATCATTTTAATTTGCCAGTTGAGCGGCCAAGCAAGACTGCAGATAAGATCGCTGAGGTCAATCGAGAATTAGGGAAGATCTTGAAAGGAGGGTAAGGATGGACACGACATATTTACTGCTGACCTTTGTCCGTAATGACGGCCGTCAGCTGCAGATGGGCTGCGGCTGTCCGCTTAAAGTTGTAAAGGTAAGTGGGATAGAGAGCCCGGCTTACTCCGTCCATACTGCCTCCAGCGCTGTGGAGCCTGGCAGCTATGTTACCGGCAAAAAAGTTGAGGAGCGCGAGATCAGTGTTACTTTTGGTGTAGATGACTGGCGAAACCAAGAGTTGTACCGATCTCGGATTGTCAGCTTTTTTAATCCGCTCAAGTCTTACATACTGCGTTTGAATTGGTGTTACAAGCAAGTGCAAATCAGCTGCGAGTTGCAAGACTTTAAGTTTTCCGAGATCGAAAGCATGTGGGGAATTCTGGAAGGGAAGCTGGACTTGCTTTGCCCGTATCCTTACTGGTCCGACCTCGACAACTTCGGGAAAAACATCGCAGCGATTACTGCTCAATGGGCATGGCCACTCAGCTTTGCCACACTAAAAAGCGCCCATCATGAGTCCGGGAAGATCTACGGATTTAAGACTTTCAAAAAAGAAGTCAATCTGCCCAATAAAGGAGATGTGCCAACGGGAATTGCGATCCAGTTTACGGCGGCCCGCGGAGCAGTCAAAAATCCGAAAATTACCAAGCTTTCAACAGGCGAGTATCTGCGGGTCATCGTTGATATGCAAAAAGGAGATATCCTTACGATTGATACCAATAAAGGGCGTAAAGGTGTCAGACTTAACGGCGAGGTGATATCCCGCAAGCTGGACAAGCTGAGCACCTATTTCTCTATTGATGGGTCAGATAACATCATCCAATACGACGCCGACGAAAACTATACCAATCTGGACGTTTATCTGTATTATCAATCTAAGTATCTGGGGGTGTGATCATGGAGTTATTATTACTTGACAGTGCTTTCGATGAGCTTGGCCGGGTAGATGATTTTGAGAGTTTGCAATGGATTTCCAGGTACTATGACGTCGGCAGCTACAAACTGATTTTAGACGTCTCCGCTTTTGATCTGTTTATGTCTGCGGTTTATCTTTATCGGCCGGATTCCGGTCAGTTGGCCTGGGTTGAGGATGTCTTGTATAAAGTCAGTGATAGTGGTAAGCAACAACTGCAGATCACCGGGCGATTGATTGAGTCGCTGCTGGATGATCGGGTAATCGATACGGAGTCCAATTATACGGGCACGGTGGCTGAGATCGCTCGTCAGATCGTCAAAAAGTATTTTGTGGATACGGCAGGCCGGCAATTCGCAAGTCTTCAGATCGGTACGATTCCTTCGCTGACGGAGAGCATATCCAGGCAGTACAAGGGTGACAAGGTTGGCGAGGCTTGTTATGAGCTGCTTAGAGAGGCAGAGCTGTCGCAGCGGATCCGGTTCGATTACCTCAACAACACATTGATTTATGAGGTGTGGCAGGGACTTGACAGGACGCAGAACCAGATCGCAAACGAGTGGGCGATCTTTTCAGATAATATGGAAACGATCACGGATTTTGGATACGAACGGGATATCACGGATCACTGTAATTTTGCCTATGTCGTAGGCGATGAGATTACCGTTGAGATTGATCAAACCCACGGTGCTCGCCGCCGGGAGCTGTATGTCCATGGATCCACGTCACGTAAAAATGATGATGGCAGCGCAATGACCGATGCACAATATCGGGAGAAGCTGCGCCAGGAAGGACTAGAGAAGCTTAAGGATAAACAGGTGGCCGAGGTGCTGAACGGCACTGCAAACAGCAAGAATCTGCAGTATCGCGTTGATTACAACCTGGGCGACCTCTGTACCTGTATTAATCAGCAAATTGGAAAACTGACCGATAAACGAATTGTAGAAGTAAAGGAAGTTTTCGAAGACGGAAATGTAGAGATTCTGCCGAAGTTCGGTGAGGACACGGTAACGATTACGTCACTGATCCGGAGGACTGGTTTATGATTGAAATAAAACAGCGCTTAATCAAAAGGGAGCATTGGCCTCGGAAGTGTCCAGTATTGATCCTTCCGCGGTATATTACTATCCATGAAATGAATACCTGGCAGGATGCGGAAAGCTGCGCGAAGTACGCATCACGGTCATTGGATCCCAGCGCGGCTCATATTTACGTTGATGAACGCCAAGCCATCCAGATCATTCCGTTGGATCGCTGTGCCCAGGCGTGTGGCGATCGTGACGGCTCAGGTAACAGGGAGTCTATCTCGGTGGAAATCTGTCGTTCTGAGGCGCCGGGGAATCTGTATTATCAAGCTATGGCCAACACAATAGTGCTTGTCAGGCAGCTCATGGATCAGCTGCAGATCGCTCCAGATCATGTCGTGAGGCATTACGACTGGACAGGGGCGAATTGCCCCAAACGAATGTTAAAAGAAGGTCTGTGGAGTGTGTTTCTCCGCGGCCTTTTTGATGAGAAAGGAGGAAATGTATGATCAGCTTTCCTTACAACGCCAATATCACCGGTTATGACAGTGACGGGATGCCGATCTTTGATCGCGCAATTGATGCGCTGACTCAGCGGCAGATCACCAAACTGTTTTATACCAATGGAGTCCATGCTGACAACAACGGTCAGAGTAACTTCAAGGTTAACGCCGGTACCGGGATGACGGTTGTTGTGGATCCAGGATCTTGCTGCATCGAAGGAGCCTATGGGATTGAGGATGAGCGGCGCACTCTGGCGATCCAAGCGGCTGACAGCATGGATCGGATTGACCGGGTTGTCATCCGGCTGGATGACGCAGAACGTAAGATTGATCTTTATGTGCTCAAAGGCACGCCTGCAAGTGTACCCGCAGCTCCTGCGCTGACCCGGCCGGTCAGCGGCGAGTCAGGGGATATTTATGAGCTGGGCATTGCCGACGTGTTCATCTCCAAAAATACAACAACGATCGCTCAAGACCGTATCACAGATACAAGGCTTAACGCATCACTGTGCGGTATTATTGGTACTCCAAATACGGTAATTGATGCCAGCAACTACTACACGCAGTTTCAGGCTGCGCTGAATCGTAACGAGATCACTTTTAAAACTTGGTTCGATACGATCAAGGGGATTCTAGGTCAGGATGAGGCAGGCAATCTGTTAAACCTGATCAATGATCTTGAATCAAGGATGATCACAGATCATAACACCGTGATCATCATCCCCTCAACGGCTACCTGGACGCAGCTGACGGCGGATAATGTAGCCACTCTGGATCCGCAGTACAAGGCGGGGCCAGATCCTAACCTTAAATATCCATGGTTTACAGATTTATCTTTTAGTTGCTCTGAAGAGGATGAAATCTATCCGGAGTGGGATGCGGATACCGCCGAACTCGGCTGCCTTGGTCCCTGCATCAAGGTAACTACAAACAAACTGCGGATTTACTGCAATGCAGATATGACCGGTACCCAGCTGCGGGCTTACCAGTACACGAAACGCAAGAGGAATGCAGTATGAGGCAGGGCAATACTTACTCCCTGGCCATTGAGCTGCAGGATGACACAGGATCCGTAATAGATATTGATCTGGTGGACAGAGTTGAATTTGTTTTCGGGCCGGTAAGAAAAACATACCCCGAAGACGCGAAATTTGATCGCGAACTTGGGCAGTTCATCGTTGGCCTGACGCAGCTGGATACCTTTAAGCTGGATCATGTAGTTGCGTGCCAGGCCAGGATCAAGTTTAAAGATGGTACAGTAGTGGGAACGGGAATTATCCGGGAAGCTGTCTATGAATCAATTTCAAAGGAGGTACTGTGATGGCCGCTAAGATGGAATTCAGAAAACAAGAGAAAGTGATCGTTATGAAAATGGATCCTTACAGTGGTGCTGGAATGGGGAGTAAAGATTACGAAACGCTTTACAACAAACCACGCATCTCTGGTGTGGAGCTGGCAGGGGATAAAGACTTCGACGAGCTAGGAATGGAACGAATGACAAATACAGATATTTTTAATCTGATAGGAGGACAAAATTCAAATGGCTATTAAATATCTTGATAATGATGGTTTGCTTTACCTTTGGGGGTTAATTAAGGCTCAGGTGTCCAATGCTGCAGCCACAAAAGTGGATAAAGAATCTGGCAAAGTTTTATCCTCAAATGATTACACAGATGATGAGAAGTCGAAGCTTGGAAATGTTGCAGCAGGAGCTCAGGTCAATAAGATTGAGTCGATCAAAGTCAACGGCGTTGTGCAGGACATTAAAACCAAAGAGGTCGATATCACCGTACCGACGGATAATGCAAGTCTGGCCAATGGCGCTGGGTATCAAAAGGCTGCTGAGGTACAAGCAGCGATCAATGAAGCGCTGAGCGGGATCACCGGGATTGACTTTCAGATCGTATCCGCGTTGCCGGCAACCGGAAAGAAAGGCACGATCTATTTGATGGCACACAGCCACGGAACAGGGGATAGCTATGATGAGTATATCTGGCTGCCAACATCCAGCAAATTTGAAAAAATCGGCAACACGGATATTGATTTGTCCGGATACCTTAAAAAGACCGATATGGTCGCCATTACCAATGCCGAAATTGACACAATCACCGCTTAGTAAGGCGGTGATTTTACATGGCGAATAACTATTTAGATAAAAACAGCTTAATTTATCTGTGGGGAAAAATCAAGGCTGCTCTAGCGGGGAAGTCCAACACAGATCACACGCACAACTATGCCGGAAGCAGTTCTGCAGGCGGCGCAGCAAACTCAGCGACTAAGCTGCAGACGGCTCGCACGATTGACGGGGTTGACTTTAACGGTGCATCAGCGATTGCTCATTATGGCACATGCAGCACCGCGGCAGCGACAGCGGCAAAAGTGGTGGCCTGCACGGGATTTAAGCTAGTCACTGGTGCACGGATTATCGTTAAGTTTACAGTAACCAACACAGCAGCTAGTCCAACGCTCAACGTCAACAGTAGCGGTGCAAAGGCGATCCAATATCGCGGATCCGCAATCAGCGCCGGATATTTAGCTGCTAATAGGACCCATGAGTTTGTCTATGACGGTACAGCCTATCAGCTGATCGGTGATCTGGACACGAATACTACCTATGCTGCATTTAAGGCTGCCACAGCTTCGGCTGCTGGAGGTGCTGGGCTGGTGCCAGCTCCGGCAGCTGGCAAACAAGCGAGTTACTTGAGAGGTGATGGGGCATGGGCAGTGCCTCCAGACACCAACACTTGGCGTGGTATCGTTAATAACTTGACCAGCGACAGCACCACTGACTCTTTATCTGCAGCACAGGGCAAGGAGCTTAAGCGACTGGTAGATAATGCAGGTGCCAAACTCGTTGATGGCTTTACCATCGCGGCAACCGCAACATGGACACAGCTGACTACAGCCAATATAGCCAGTCTGGATCCAGATTACCAAGCAGTCGATCCGGCGCTCAGCTATCCATGGTATACCGATGTGACGTATACCTGCGGTGCAGATGACATTATCGAGCCGATGTGGCCGACTAATGCGGAGGGCATCGGACCATACATCAAAGTCACGGCCAACAAGCTGCGGATCTATGCTGACAGCAACAAAAACGGAACAGCCCTAACGGCGTTCAAATGTAAGAAAGGATGAGGAAAAATGAATTTTTGTAGAAATATACTACATAGCTTAGGAAATTCTCCGTTCCCTGGATATGAACTTAAAATTGGGGAATTGTGTTCCTTGCCTGCATTGTCAACTAATGATTCTTCTGCAAGAGCTTTATCAATTCCGACGGGGTGTATTCCTCTGTGCGTAAAAGTTGAGCCAGAGTTCAGGGCTAATTCCGGAAATGGCGAAACTCCAAATTTATATATTGTTATTTATGACAATAATAATAAATATTATTATTATGCATGGAGAAACAGTTCAGGATGGGTTTCTGGCGGAAGTAAGACACAGTATTTATGCCCGATAGGAGCATATGACGGAGATGTTGAAGCCGCAAGTGCAATCAAGACGATTTATGCGCGAGCGTATAACGGAGCAGGATGGGCTTATAGCGATTACAAATACGGAAAAATCTCAGTCACAATGTGGCTCGAAAAAAATCGGGAGGGGGGGTAGTTTGTACTACAAACTATTTAAAAACCCTTTTGTTAAAGGCTTTTCGGCGTGCCGCCAATCTGGAAAGAGGTGGAATCTAATGGGATTCTGCCGAAACATCTTGCCGGGAGGAAGTAAAACTCCATTTCCTGCAGGATATAAATTTAAAACCGGAGAGCTCGCAAAAAGCAGTTCTGCCACATTTTCAATTCCATCAGGGTGTATACCTTTAACTTTAAAGGTTGTTGCGAATGGTAGCGGATCATGGAGTGATCCGTGGATAACCATAAAAGATAATAATGATAAGAATATCTTTTATCTTCATCCTGGGAAAAACAACGAAGTTAATTACAGTATTGGAACCCCAGTTGATTTAATGTCACTTTATAACTGGGATTTTGATGCGCTTGCCACTGTCAATAAATTTACAGTTTCTAATAACAAATCATCTTGGACTCTATCCATCGTTGCTTGGCTGGAAAAGGCAGGTGCTTGATATGCCTAATTTCAGTCGTAACATTATTGCTACCGCTAATTTGAGACAGCTGATTACCAAGATTAAGCCCAATCGTGTTGCAGCTACTTTTAACTCGACGAGTGGCACCGTCAGCGGAGGTTCGAGAACATTTTTATCACCAGAGTTTCCGGAATCCATACCTATCACGTATAGCTTTACCTCTCGTATTTATAACGGAGGTGCAACTGCTGGTGATACACAAACGCTCACTGTATACTTTTTGATTGGTGATACATGGGTACAGCAATTTACCCAAAGTCTGTATCGTAGCAACAGAGATTGTACGATATCAAAAAGTTATACAAACCTTGATCCTAACTTTAAAGTAAAGCAGGTTAAGGCTGTACTAAAGTTTGGTGATAACAACTTCGTGCAGCTTGATTGCGGTATTAGTGTGCGGATAGAGGTATAAAGATTGGAGGGATAACATGGACTACACATCAGCTGCTGACCTCTGCCGATGGGCTGAGCAGCAGCTTAACCGCAAAACCATCTACAAGCTCGGTGGGATTGGACGCTACGACTCATCCGGCCGCCGGGTATTTGACTGCGTCGGGCTGATTAAGTGCTTTTTATGGCATGACTACAGCCCCGGCGATACCAGCTACTACGGCAAGACTTGCCCGGATATCAACGCTGATCAGATGTACTCCAGGGCAACGGTCAAGGGTTCGATCAGCACGATCCCAGACATCCCGGGGCTGCTGGTCTGGCAGCCGGGTCACATCGGGATCTACATTGGCGGTGGGCAGGTCATTGAGGCCACGGCTAAGCGTTGGGGGTCCATCGGTAACTGCGTTGTCAAGTCACAATTTATCAACAAGTCCGCGGCGATGTACCGCGGGACATGGACGCATTGGTTAATGTGTCCTTTTTTAATGTACCCAGAGGAGGATGAGGATATGGGCATTAAAGACAGTTACAAAACAGAGATCTACAGCGGCTTGACAATCCAGGTCGTACGCATGGGTCTGGATCCAGATTATGAGTACAAAGGTACGGTCGTAGGCAAGCCGTTTGGTCCTAACGCTGTGCAACGATCTCAATCTATCGATGATCCGGAGTTGGAAGTAGCCGGCTGGCAGTCCTGCGGGCACACTAACGGCGGCATCTTTTACAAAGAGCCGAGCGATGGGAATTGGATGGCAAGTGGTATCGAGGTGCTGATGGGCAACGCCACACAGCTCTGGGACACTCGGTTTGACAGCTGTGCAGCCATCGGTTTTTATCACTCTGGGGAGATGATCATCGGTACTCAGGCAGAGATCAAAGCTTTAGCCGCGGCTGGCCAGCTCCGAGGAGCGGTCACTGCAGCCTTTGGGGTTAAACTCAATGGTCAGCGGTGGACGGCAGGATCGGAGTTTAACGCACAGCGCGATTACATTTACAGCAACAAGTCCGGGCGCACGATCATCGGCCAGGCTGCCAATGGTCAGTATGTGATGGTATCCGTGCCAGGTGTAAGTGGTAAGTCTGGATTAACGGGCAGCCAGCTGCCTGCGTTGGCTGATCACTTGGGGTTAACAGCAGCGGTCTGCCTGGACGGTGGCGGCAGCCGGTATCTGTCTTACTGTGGGTCAATTAAGACCAATACCACTAGAGCGGTTAAAAATGACATTATCATTTATCGTCGTAAAAAAGCTACGCCGGCGCCGGATCCGGAACCGGACACAAAGCCAGATCATCAGCCTGATGTAGCTGGTGACGGCATGGTGATGATTACCGACAAAGGTCCTCTACGGATCCGTAATGCCGTGATGGGTGACAAGATCTTGTATATAGTACCGCAAGGCGAACAAATCGACATCCTGGATATGCTGCCCGGACGGCAAAAGGATGGTTATCAGTGGGCGTTTGTCTCTTACGTGCCACCAGGTAAGGATAAGATCATCGGGTACAGTCAGGTTGATGGAGATTATTCTCAAATTGATGAAAAGGAGGACTAAACCATGACAGCATTTTTCGGAATCATTCTGATGGCAATTGTCATCGAAGGAATCATTAGCTACATTCGTCAGCTCTTTGTTGACAGGCATTTTCAGTGGCAGATTTTCGTTGCCGTTGTAATTGGTATTACCATCGCGATCCTTTACGGATTAGATCTATTTGCCTTGTTTGATATGGTACCGTCGGTCCCTTATGTTGGCATGGTCTTAACTGGAATTCTCATGAGCCGGGGATCGAACTATATCTTTGATTTAATTAAGCAGATTCAGCAATACAGCAAGCCGCAGGAGTAATCTATGTGGCAGTTTATCCAACAAGCACTACTCATGATCCTATCTGCCGGCAGCGGATATGCTGTGTGGTTACTCCAGCAAAACCACAGCATGAAAAAAAAGCTTAAACAAAAAGATGAAGAAATCAACAAACAACAAGATACAAAGATCGGTTTATTGGTTGCGGCATCAGTCACGACGCTACGCATTCAGATCATCGATTATCATGACAAGTACATGACACGCGGCTCCATGCCGCTGTATGCTAAAGACAATCTGATAGAGATGTATAAAGCCTATCACGCAATGGGCGGCAACGGCGCTATGACAAAATTTTATAACGATCTAATGGCACTTCCGGAAAAATAGCAAACACCCCACCTTCCTTTGCCGGAGGGTGGGACTTTTTTATGTTGAAATCCGCTTGAAAACCTAAAAAAGCATATAAATAAGTGTGAAAAAACTTATCAAAAGCAATTTTTTGTGTATAATATGAATAGATAACTATGACTTAAAGTTATTTTGTTATCTGAAAGGAGGGATTCTATGGCAACACAGAGTTTCAACAACACCGTAACCGTTACACGAAAGTCTGCCAAAAAATTCGCTGAGATCCTTCATAGCAATAAGAAAACATTAATTAACCCAAAACCAATTGCTAAGGATGTTAGTAAGACTGACTTAAAAAAGCTTTTTGGTAAATAGAAAGTGTGATAGTGGTGCCTCAGTTTAGTATTGTTCAACTGCATGACCTAATCGAGGAAATCGGCGAGAAAAGTACTAGTGAAATTCTTGCCGATTTTTCTTGTCCTTTAGATTCAGATGTAGAATCTTTTTTGAAAACAAAATCAATACCACATGAAAAAACAGACTTGTCCAGGACGTACCTAATTATGGACTTCAACGATGGCAAAAAAGAGTTAATTGCTTATTTTACACTTGCATCTAAGCCCATGAAGCTAGAGAATGATTTGAGCAAAGGTGCTAAAAGAAAGATTCTTGGAACCGGATATAATCCGAATGTTCGTTTTAACGCTATACTTATCGGTCAGTTGGCAAAAAATTATAAAAGAGATCATGATTTAGAGATTACAGGAACTAACATTCTTCATATAGCTCTTTTAAAAGTTTTAGAGATAAAAAAATTGATAGGTGGTAGAGTTACATATTTAGAATGTAAAGATGATCCTAAGCTCAGAAAATTTTATGAGTATAACGGATTCATGTTGTATACCAATGATAACGGAATACCTATACGAAGCGAACAAGGATTATTGATTTATATCCGTCCAACAAATTCAATAAAAATTATAGAATGACCTCCTTTCATTACTGGAAGATGAGCTTTTTTGTTGAGTATATTGAAAAACGTTTAGAAAAGCTTATCAATTTTAGGAGGTCGCGACATGTTATAAGTGTAAACGGCAAGCATTGAACGGAGATCATTGCTTCTTGGGTTTACATGAAGGGAGGATTTAGTATGTCACGTCTGCCTAGTTCCTTTTTCACGAGGGAAAGACCGGTTGTAGCAGCTAAAGAATCTTTAAAAGATATTACACCAATTAAATGGAGTAAAGAAGTTATTGCCGGTACAAAAAAAGACGCCTAA